AAGAAATGTATTCAAAGAAGTTCAAGATTTTGCCAACAAATACAAAACACTACCCACACACGAAGCTCTTGTAATTAATTTCACAGAAAGTAAAAATCTTTCTGAATCTGAAGTTAAGACAGCGATTGATATTCTCAATGAAGTTCACGATGATAAAGACCCATCTGAACAACAATGGCTTATAGAACACACAGAGAAGTTCTGCCAAGACAAAGCAATCTACAATGCCATCATGGAATCTGTTGGCATCCTTGATGATAAATCTGGTAAGAAAGCCAAAGGTGAAATACCAAAACTCCTGAGTGATGCTCTTGGTGTTTCATTTGATAATTCAGTTGGTCACGATTATCTAAATGATTATGATGACCGATATGATTTCTATCACCGTGTTGAATCTCGTATTCGCTTTGACCTTGATTTGTTCAACAAAATCACCAAAGGTGGTTTCCCAATCAAAACTCTAAACATCGCACTTGCTGGTACTGGTGTTGGTAAATCATTGTTCATGTGTCATTGTGCTGCCAGTTCTATCAGTCAAGGCCATAATGTGTTGTATATCACAATGGAAATGGCCGAAGAAAAGATTGCAGAGCGTATTGATGCGAACCTAATGAACATTGACCTAAATGAATTGCAAACCATATCTAAGTCCGAGTATGAAAGAAAGTTTGAGATTCTTAAATCAAAGACACATGGTAAATTAATCATCAAAGAATACCCAACTGCAGCTGCTCATGCAGGCCACTTCCGTTCTTTGTTAAATGAATTGAAGTTAAAGAAAAACTTCACACCAGATATTGTCTTTATTGATTATCTAAACATCTGTTGTTCTTCTCGTATCAAAATGGGTGGTAGTGTGAACACCTATTCTTACATCAAATCTATTGCAGAAGAACTCCGTGGTCTGGCTGTTGAGTTTAATGTTCCTGTTGTAAGTGCAACACAAACAACAAGAAGTGGCTTCACAAGTACCGATGTTGGTCTTGAAGATACTTCCGAATCGTTTGGTCTGCCTGCAACTGCTGACTTTATGTTTGCTTTGATTTCAACTGAAGAACTTGAGCAACTTAATCAAATGATGGTTAAACAGTTGAAGAATCGTTATGGTGACCCTAATGTATATAAACGATTTGTGATTGGTGTTGATAGATCCAAAATGAGATTGTATGATGCCGAGCAATCAGCACAAAATGATATCATTGATTCTGGCCAAGAAATTGAAGATAAACCGCTAAATACATTTGGTAACCGTGAACGCAGGCTCAACAATAAGTTTGACAGTTTCAAGGTATGAAACACAAAATACTTTACGACAAGTTACATTCTTATTCTCACCGATTCTGTGGTGAAAAAACTCTCAATCAAGTAATTTATTGGACTAGAAGAATGTTGGCTGAGCATAAAGTCAGAGTAAAAAAATATATTGATAAGACCAATACATCATATAGTATTCTTTGTGTTGGTGGTTATTATGACCCAACAATTTATGATGGTAAAGATATTGAAATGTTTATTTCTTTTAATGAAAATGAAAAAGATGTATCATTTAAGCTTGAAGAACCAACTGTAAAGGTTTTTATTGATGAAGTATTCAAAACATTGGTGCATGAAAAAAGGCATCGTTATCAATTTCGCCAAAGAGGCAATAACTTTGGTAAACAATACAGAAGTAATGTAGAGGATAAAACATTGAAGGTTCAACTAGAGTATTACGGTGACGATGATGAGATAGATGCCTATGCACAAGAGGCAGTAATAGAAATGCGGTTACATGGCAACTCCCACTCTAAGGAAATGTATCAGATTTTATTTGCAAAAACAGACCCGGTAGTGTATAATAGATTTTTAAAGAAATTCATTAAATACAATCAGAAAATTACATTATGAATTTGAACAGAGAACAGGCAAACTATATTGCCTCTGTTTTTGAGAATTACTTTGGCAATTTCAACCGGATTGATGAGTATATGCGTGAGCAAAAACTTAATTCATTGGCTGAAAGACCAATTGCCTTGCCAGGTTGTGGACCAGAAGAAGATTTGTTTGGCGATTTTACCATTTCACCAAAAGATATGGAGTTTGATATCGTTGAATTACCTGCCGAAAGATGGTCTAATTACCTTGATATCATTTCATCACATAATAACCTATCATCACCCGGCAGAAACATAAGACTGGCTGTGTTAGAGAAAAAAACTCAGAAGTGGGTCGGGTTCATTCGTATTGGGTCTCCAACGATTATGATGAAGCCTCGTAATGAGTTACTAGGCTGTGTCATAACAAACGAAACGGCAACGACCAAATCATTTAACAACGCTGCCGCCATGGGATTTGTAATCGTGCCATCACAACCATTTGGTTACAATTACCTTGGCGGCAAGCTTCTCGCTGCTATCTGTTGTTCACATGAAGTTCGTCAGATGCTAAATGCAAAGTATAAGATGAACACCTGTTTGTTTGAAACAACATCTTTATATGGCACTTCAAAGGCTATCTCTCAATATGATGGTATGAAACCTTACCTACGATTCAAGGGTGTAACTGAATCAGATTTTCTACCAATGATGCATGGTAAACCATATGATGACCTGAAAGATTATGTTGAAGATATTGTTGGTGAGTTTGTTCCGCCTGATGCCTCGAGCCGTAAGTTGAAGATTAGTACCACGATTATTGCGATGACCAAGGCTACATTGAAACCTCACAAAGATGACTATGATAAGTTCATGGCCACAATCAACAAGGCCAAGTCCTTAACAGAACGGAAGCGGTATTATGTGTCCAACTATGGTATCAAAAACTATGTTGACATTACACTTGGAAAGACAGATAAGATTTTACCAGATGAAAACTATGATAAACATCATTTGGCTAATATTACAGAGTGGTGGAGAACAAAGGCCATTAACCGACACGAGAATCTGAAGGCTGAAGGTCGTCTAAGAACTGAAATGGAAGTGTGGACTAGCGGTAAAGCTCTTGACATTATCCGTTAGTTGTGATAGGATAAATACTCTAATAAACAACGGAGATATGAATGGCAGATACCCCAGGCGAAGGCGAAGCAGCACAAGCACTATTCTGTGCTATGGCCGACTATGTTGGTGTTGCAAAAGTGAAACAGGTTTTAAACCTAGAGAAATATCCAACATATGCTAGTTTTAAACGAAATAATAAAAAATTAATAGAAGATTCTTTTTCAAAAAGAGTCCACACTCCAACTATTTCTTTACAAAGAATAGAAAATTTTTTAACAGAAGATTCTAAGAACGGTTCACCACCTAACGGTTGGTATGTATCTTCAGTAAATATCGCAATAAAGTTAATAACAGATATCCATAAAATTAGTAACAAGTTTTCTAAAATACAAGCACCCAACTGGCAAGATATATTTTATTTTCGTGGAGGCCCCATAGGAAAAGCTGGCTCAAGTAATCCTATGGAAACAATTTCCAAACTTTTTGATGTTGCTAATGCAACAAATAAACAATTTGGAGATATTAATAAATGGAGTCCGGCTGACATATATTTTTCATCTAAAAAAGCTAGTGATAAACTTGTGGAACAATTAAATATTGCTAATAAATCTGAAGCAAAATACTCATTTGATGATTTGAACATTTGCATCAGCGACCTTTTAAATTCTGGAGATTTATTGGGAGTTTCTCTTAAAAAAACTATAAATGATGTTGAAATAGTTGAAATGAATTTCAAAGAAGAAGAAACTCAAAAGAAAATTAAAAACATAGTTTATGATAGTATTACTGAAAAACCTAAAGCTGGAGAAAAAGGTTCTGAAAGAGATATTAAAATATATTTTAGTAAAGATAAAAGAAGTTATATTAAAATAAGACATGACCCCCATAGTGATAGTTTAACAGCAAATAAAGCTATTAAAACTGAGATTGAAGTGAAGGGTGCTGGTGGTCGAGGAGGCTCATTAGTTAGTTTTGGAACTGGAAGTCCAAACGGTTCCGGCTTAAGTGATTTGGTTGCTTCAGTTGATGAAAAGTTTGGTAAACAATTGGCAAAAGCTTTTGATTCTGGATTTTCTGATTATAAAACTTCAATAGAAAAATTAAATAAAACATTTGCAAAAAAGCTTGGTTTAAAACCATCTGAAAAATTAGTTAAAAAAATGTTAGAAGAAGAATATGCTCCAAAACAAGCAATAAATTCTTTAAATTTAAAAGGTGACAAAGGTAAACCACCAACATATTATGATTGGTATAAAGCTGAAAGAATCCTTTTGAGTATAGAATATGTTGTTGGTAGTTACGAATCATTACTTAGAAAATATTTTACCAAAACAACCCCAAAAGATGTGGTAGAACATCAAAAAAATAGCATTGTTCGTGCTTTTTATAGATATGCAGCTTCACTATCTCCTAAATCTGGCAAATTTATTATCGCTAAGTAAAGGTAAAAATGAAATTCACAGAATACTTAACAGAAGGCAAAGAAGGCAAGAATGTTCACCTTGAGCATATTGAAGATGAATTGCTCAATCGTGGTGTAGCAGGTGGCCGAGAAGCAATTAATTTTCTCCGTTCTCTCCGTGATATGCTTGCTGG